GCGGCAATTACTGACATGCAGATGCGTCAGCGTGATGTTGCTGCGCTCGATGCAAAATACACGAAGGAGTTAGCTGATGCGAAAGCTGAAAATGAAACTCTTCGCGCTGACGTTGCCGCTGGTCGTAAGCGCCTGCGTATCAACGCCACCTGTCCAGGTCCCGTGCGTGAAGCCACCGGCACCGCCCGCGTGGATAATGCAACCGGCCCCCAACTGGCAGACACCGTTACACGGGATTATTTCACCCTCAGAGAGCGGCTGATGACGATGCAGAAGCAACTGGAAGGGGCGCAGGAATATATCCGTACTCAGTGCCTGAAATAAGTTTTGTTGATGCGCCGTATCGTCGCTGTATTCCCTCATTAACAGAGACCGCAGCCCGACAGGGAGACTCCTCTGCGCGAGTGTGCGGGGATAATCAAAAACGATACACACCGGGGTTTACCGCGTTAACGGAGCGCGGCGTTGTCCCCTCATAGTCGCCTGTCCGGTGCGATGGTGGAAGAAACCGGATGTTTATCACTATTAATTGATGACACAGAAATGGATTCATTGAATTTCAGCACGTTTTTGTATTCGTGTTATTGAACATCTGTTTATTTTACTTTTAACATATTGATAATAAAAAGAGCTGTAAATCTTTAGATGAGTCGATTTTGTCCGGGGAAGTTCAAATGGATTTTATGCTGACGGTTTCTGGTGTGGTTATCCTGTCCATTGCTTATACTGCAGATAAATATGGCTGCCATTTGTTATCACGTATTGGCGCTTATTGTTCGTTGATGCTGATTTTCTCGTCGCTTTTTTTTGAGTAAGTTATATTAATTATAACAAATAATTTTCTGTGTTATTTTTTCAGGCTATCCCGTCAGAGGGGAAGCCTGTACTGCCGGGGAGCGAATGGAAAACTGATGTGTCCGGTAACTGCGTGTTCTGTGAACACCATGTTACTTAATTATGTAATTCATACCCGAACTCTCTGTTGACAGCCTTCTTCTGCAGGCTTCAATAACCCACGCTGAAAAGTTTCCTGAACCTTTCAGATCAAGAGCGATGTTAATTTGTTCAATCATCTGGTTTGGAAATCGGATGTTGCGGGTTGTTGTTCTGCGGGTTCTGTTCTTTGATGACATAATGTTTCCCCATATTCAGTGTTGCTGATTTGTATTATCTGAAGTTGCTTTTACGTTAATTTGATGCAGATCAATTAATACGATACCTGCGTCATAATTGATTATTTCTCGTGGTTTGATGGCGTACACACATGTTGTGATAAACCTTATATAGATGATAATCATTATCATTTTCGTGGGTCCTTTCCGGCGATCCGACCGGTTACGGGGCGGCGACCTCGCGGATTTTCACTATTTATGAAAATTTTCCGGGATCCATGTCCGGTTTCTCTGCAAGTTAACCATATGAAAAATATAAAAACATGCTTTCCATGAACCGGACATGCGCAAAAAATAGACACTAAAACCGGACATGACCGGTTTTGTTGTGATTGTGAGGTGAGAGTTTTTTGCGAGGTGAGGAGTGGCTACGCAGACTGAAGTTGCCAGGCATTTAAGTCTGACCGATCGCCAGCTTCGCAGATTGCAGAAATTGCCGGGTGCCCCGATATCGAATAAGCGAGGGCAACTGGATCTGGATGCCTGGCGCGATTTTTACATATCGTATCTGAGAAGAAGTAAAAACGATGTGCCTGATGGCGATAGCGAAGACGACTATGAGGAGAAATTGCTTATTGCCAGATGGGAACTGACAGCAGAACAGGCTGTTACACAGCAGTTAAAAAATGAGGTGTCAAAAGGAAAACTTATTGACACCGGGTTCTGTATTTTTGCCCTCAGCAAGCTGGCAATGGCGTTATCCAGTACGCTTGATTCCATCCCTTTATCCATGCAGCGACAGTTTCCTGATTTAACACCGCGCCATCTTGACCATCTGAAAACCCTTATTGCGAAGGGGGCAAATCAGTGTGCGCGGGCGGGGGATAAATTACCGGATTTACTCGATGAATATATCAGAGCAACAACTGAATAATATGATGAGTGCTGTCACAACAGCATTACAGCCCCTGATAAGGGCATTGCCGGTGACGCCAGTTGAATGGGCTGATCAAAATTATTATCTGCCTAAAGAATCTTCATATGGTGAGGGAGAATGGAAAACGCTGCCGTTCCAGATCGCCATCATGAACAGCATGGGGAATGATCAGATCCGGACTGTTAATCTGATTAAATCTGCCCGTGTTGGCTATACAAAGATGTTGCTGGGAGTCGCCGGGTATTTTATTGAGCATAAATCCCGAAACAGTCTGCTTTTTCAGCCCACGGATTCTGCCGCTGAAGATTTTATGAAGTCTCACGTGGAGGCGACGATTCGGGATGTGCCATGTCTGAAAGACCTTTCTCCATGGCTGGGGCGTAAACATCGTGACAATACTCTCACGCTGAAACGCTTTTCATCGGGTGTGGGCTTCTGGTGCCTGGGCGGCGCTGCCGCCAAAAACTACCGTGAAAAATCCGTGGACGTGGTCTGCTATGACGAACTTTCCTCGTTCGAACCGGATGTCGAAAAAGAGGGCTCGCCAACCCTGCTGGGGGATAAGCGTATTGAGGGCTCGGTATGGCCAAAATCCATTCGCGGCTCGACGCCTAAAATAAAAGGCTCCTGCCAGATCGAAAAAGCGGCCAACGAGTCGGCGCATTTCATGCGTTTTTATGTGCCCTGCCCGCACTGTGGGGAGGCGCAGTATCTGAAATTTGGCGATGAGTCCACGCCTTTTGGCCTTAAATGGGAGAAGGACAGCCCCGAAAGCGTTTTCTACCTCTGTGAACATCATGGCTGCGTGATCCATCAGTCTGAGCTTGACCAGAGCAACGGGCGGTGGATCTGTGAAAACACGGGGATGTGGACCCGTGACGGTCTGACGTTTTTCAGCGCCGCGGATAATGAAATTCCGCCGCCGCGCTCCATCACGTTCCATATCTGGACGGCGTACAGTCCGTTCACCACCTGGGTACAGATAGTCTATGACTGGCTGGATGCACTGAAAGATCCCAACGGCCTGAAAACCTTTGTGAACACCACGCTGGGCGAGACCTGGGAAGAGGCCGTGGGCGAAAAACTCGATCACCAGGTACTGATGGATAAGGTCGTGCATTACACGGCGGCGGTGCCAGCCCGGGTGGTTTATCTGACGGCGGGCATTGACTCGCAGCGAAACCGTTTTGAGATGTATGTCTGGGGATGGGCTCCGGGAGAGGAAGCCTTTCTGGTGGATAAAATCATCATTATGGGGCGTCCCGATGAGGAAGAGACGCTGTTACGTGTGGATGTGGCGATCAACAAAAAATACCGCCATGCAGACGGAACCGAAATGACCATTTCCCGTGTCTGCTGGGACACCGGGGGGATCGATGGCGAAATTGTCTATCAGAGGTCAAAAAAACACGGTGTTTTCCGGGTGCTGCCGGTAAAAGGTGCATCTGTTTATGGCAAGCCGGTGATCACCATGCCAAAAACCCGCAATCAGCGGGGCGTGTATCTGTGCGAAGTGGGGACGGACACCGCAAAAGAAATTCTCTATGCCCGTATGAAAGCCGATCCCACGCCTGCGGATGAAGCCACGTCGTATGCCATCCGTTTTCCTGATGATCCGGAGATTTTTTCGCAGACAGAGGCGCAGCAACTGGTGGCGGAAGAGCTTGTGGAGAAGTGGGAAAAAGGAAAGATGCGTCTGCTGTGGGATAACAAAAAGCGGCGTAACGAAGCGCTGGACTGCCTGGTGTATGCCTACGCGGCATTACGTGTGTCCGTGCAACGCTGGCAGCTTGATCTGGCTGTACTGGCAAAATCCCGGGAAGAAGAGACGACCCGGCCAACCCTTAAAGAACTGGCAGCGAAGCTGTCCGGAGGAGTGAATGGTTACAGTCGCTGAACTGCAGGCGCTGCGTCAGGCGCGCCTTGATTTATTAACCGGTAAACGGGTGGTGTCTGTCCAGAAAGATGGTCGCAGAATTGAATATACGGCAGCTTCTCTGGATGAGCTTAACCGGGCGATCAATGATGCGGAGTCGGTACTGGGGACAACCCGCCGTCGCCGTCGTCCGCTGGGAGTGAGGTTATGAAACGAACGCCTGTCCTGATTGATGTGAACGGCGTTCCGCTTCGGGAGAGCCTCAGCTACAACGGTGGCGGTGCAGGATTTGGCGGGCAAATGGCAGAGTGGTTGCCACCCTCGCAGAGTGCCGATGCGGCCCTGCTGCCCGCGTTGCGTCTGGGGAATGCCCGTGCAGATGATCTGGTGCGCAATAACGGAATAGCGGCCAATGCGGTGGCCCTGCATAAGGATCACATTGTCGGGCATATGTTTCTGATTAGCTACCGTCCGAACTGGCGCTGGCTGGGGATGCGGGAGACCGCGGCAAAAAGTTTTGTCGATGAGGTGGAGGCGGCCTGGTCAGAATACGCAGAAGGGATGTTTGGTGAGATCGACGTGGAAGGGAAACGCACGTTCACGGAATTTATCCGTGAAGGTGTGGGCGTTCATGCGTTTAACGGCGAAATCTTTGTGCAGCCGGTCTGGGATACGGAGAGCACGCAACTGTTTCGTACGCGTTTTAAAGCCGTGAGTCCGAAACGGGTGGACACGCCTGGACACGGTATGGGGAACCGTTTTCTGCGGGCCGGTGTGGAGGTTGATCGATATGGCCGTGCCGTTGCGTACCATATCTGTGAGGATGATTTTCCTCGCTCCGGGAGTGGACGATGGGAACGGATCCCGCGTGAACTTCCCACCGGGCGTCCGGCCATGCTGCATATTTTCGAGCCGGTGGAGGACGGGCAGACCCGTGGAGCCAATCAGTTTTACAGCGTTATGGAACGGCTGAAGATGCTGGACTCCCTGCAGGCAACACAGCTTCAGTCGGCCATAGTGAAGGCGATGTATGCAGCGACGATTGAAAGTGACCTTGATACCGAAAAGGCCTTTGAATATATCGCCGGTGCGCCGCAGGGGCAGAAGGATAATCCGCTTATTAATATTCTGGATAAGTTCTCCACCTGGTATGACACGAATAGCGTGACGCTGGGCGGTGTCAAAATTCCGCACCTTTTCCCCGGTGATGATCTGAAACTTCAGACCGCGCAGGATTCAGACAATGGATTTTCGGCGCTTGAACAGGCGCTGCTGCGGTATATCGCCGCCGGTCTTGGCGTTTCCTACGAACAGTTGTCCCGTGATTACTCGAAGGTCAGTTATTCAAGTGCCCGCGCATCCGCCAATGAGTCGTGGCGCTATTTTATGGGGCGGCGAAAATTTATTGCGTCCCGACTGGCCACGCAGATGTTTTCCTGCTGGCTGGAAGAGGCACTTCTTCGGGGGATTATTCGTCCGCCACGGGCACGTTTTGATTTTTATCAGGCGCGATCAGCCTGGTCACGGGCTGAGTGGATTGGAGCCGGAAGAATGGCCATTGACGGGCTCAAGGAGGTTCAGGAATCAGTGATGCGCATTGAGGCCGGACTGAGCACGTATGAGAAAGAGCTGGCGCTGATGGGCGAGGATTATCAGGACATTTTCCGCCAGCAGGTCAGGGAATCTGCAGAGCGGGAAAAAGCCGGACTCTCACGTCCGGTGTGGATAGCGCAGGCGTATCAGCAGCAGATAGCGGAGAGTCGCAGGCCGGAAGAGGAGACAACACCACGTGAGACGTAATCTTTCACACATTATTGCAGCAGCATTCAATGAACCGCTGCTTCTGGAGCCCGCCTATGCGCGGGTTTTCTTTTGCGCGCTCGGGCGCGAGATGGGGGCAGCAAGTCTTTCGGTACCACAACAGCAGGTACAGCTTGATGCTCCCGGAATGCTGGCTGAAACGGACGAGTACATGGCCGGAGGTAAACGACCGGCCCGTGTTTACCGGGTGGTGAACGGTATTGCTGTACTGCCGGTGACCGGCACGCTGGTGCACCGGCTGGGGGGTATGCGGCCATTTTCCGGAATGACAGGCTATGACGGCATTGTCGCCTGTCTTCAGCAGGCAATGGCAGATAGCCAGGTGCGGGGCGTACTGCTGGACATTGACAGTCCGGGCGGGCAGGCCGCCGGCGCGTTTGACTGCGCTGACATGATTTACCGCCTCCGTCAGCAGAAGCCGGTCTGGGCACTGTGCAATGACACGGCCTGTTCTGCAGCCATGCTGCTGGCGTCGGCCTGCTCCCGACGGCTGGTTACCCAGACATCCCGTATCGGCTCCATTGGCGTGATGATGAGCCATGTCAGCTATGCCGGTCATCTGGCGCAGGCCGGTGTGGATATCACGCTGATTTACTCAGGGGCGCACAAGGTGGATGGCAATCAGTTTGAAGCGTTGCCGGAAGAGATTCGCCAGGACATGCAGCAGCGGATTGATGCGGCGCGCCGGATGTTTGCCGAAAAAGTGGCGATGTATACCGGTCTGTCTGTTGATGCAGTCACGGGAACAGAGGCCGCCGTTTTTGAAGGTCAGTCCGGCATTGAGGCCGGGCTGGCGGATGAATTAATCAATGCGTCGGATGCCATCAGCGTGATGGCTGCGGCGCTGAACACACATGATACAGGAGGCACTATGCCGCAATTAACTGCAACGGAAGCCGCCGTGCAGGAGAACCAGCGAGTGATGGGGATCCTGACGTGTCAGGAAGCGAAAGGACGTGAACACCTTGCCACGATGCTGGCAGGACAACAGGGCATGAGCGTTGAACAGGCCCGGGCGATTCTGACCGCGGCAGCACCACAGCAGCCGGTGGCATCCACGCAGAGTGAAGCCGATCGCATTATGGCGTGTGAAGAGGCTAAAGGTCGTGAACAACTGGCGGCAACGCTGGCGGCGATGCCGGAGATGACGGTGGAAAAAGCCCGCCCGATCCTTGCGGCTGCACCACTGGCGGATGCCGGACCCTCACTCCGTGATCAGATTATGGCTCTGGATGAGGCAAAAGGGGCTGAGGCGCAGGCTGAAAAACTGGCGGCGTTTCCCGGAATGACGGTGGAGGCTGCCCGCGACATTCTGTCCTCATCGCCGGATAAAGCAGAACCGGTCTCTGCATCCACAACCGCCCTGTTTGAACATTTCATGGCGAATCATTCACCGGCAGCGGTGCGGGGTGGCGTGTCACAGACGTCAGCAGACGGTGATGCGGACGTGAAAATGCTCATGGCCATGCCATGAAGTCAGTGCTGACCATCAATATGAGGTTTTTACAATATGGTAACGAAAACCATCACTGAACAGCGTGCGGAAGTACGTATTTTTGCCGGTAATGATCCGGCTCACACCGCCACAGGCAGCAGCGGGATTTCCTCGGCAACACCGGCACTGACACCCCTGATGCTGGATGGGGCCACCGGGAAACTGGTGGTCTGGGACGGACAGAAAGCCGGTAGTGCGGTTGGCATACTGGTACTGCCGCTTGAAGGCACAGAGGCGGTGCTGACGTATTACAAGTCGGGGACCTTTGCGACGGAGGCAATCCGCTGGCCTGAAAGTGTGGATGAACACAAAAAGGCCAACGCCTTTACCGGCAGTGCCCTGAGTCACGCGGCGCTGCCGTAACACGTTATCAGGCCACCGCGTTGGCCTGACTGATTTCTTAATGAAAGGAACTGATTTATGGGATTGTTTACGACCCGCCAGTTACTCGGTTATACCGAACAAAAAGTTAAATTCCGTGCGCTGTTTCTGGAGCTGTTTTTCCGCCGCACGGTGAATTTCCACACCGAAGAGGTGATGCTGGACAAAATTACCGGAAAAACGCCGGTGGCGGCCTATGTCTCCCCGATCGTTGAAGGAAAAGTGCTTCGCCATCGCGGTGGTGAAACCCGCGTGTTACGTCCGGGCTACGTCAAGCCCAAACACGAATTTAATTACCAGCAGGCGGTTGAGCGCCTTCCTGGTGAAGATCCGGCTCAGCTGAACGACCCGGCCTACCGTCGTCTGCGTATCATTACCGATAACCTCAAACAGGAAGAGCACGCCATTGTCCAGGTGGAAGAAATGCAGGCGGTGAATGCCGTGCTGTATGGCAAATACACCATGGAAGGGGATCAGTTTGATACTGTCGAGGTGGATTTCGGGCGCTCTGAAGGAAATAACATTGAGCAGGCTGACGGTAAAAAATGGTCTGAGCAGGACCGTGATACGTTTGATCCGACGCATGATATTGACCTCTACTGCGATCAGGCCAGCGGCCTTGTGAATATCGCCATTATGGACGGTACGGTCTGGCGTCTGCTGAATGGCTTTAAGCTGTTCCGCGAAAAACTGGATACCCGTCGCGGCTCAAATTCACAACTCGAAACGGCAGTGAAAGACCTGGGGGCGGTGGTGTCCTTCAAGGGGTATTACGGCGATCTGGCCATTGTGGTGGCGAAAACGTCTTATGTGGCAGAGGACGGTACCGAAAAACGTTATCTGCCGGAGGGCACACTGGTCCTGGGGAATACGGCAGCAGAGGGCATTCGTTGCTATGGTGCCATTCAGGATGCGCAGGCGTTGTCCGAAGGTGTGGTGGCCTCTTCCCGTTATCCGAAACACTGGCTGACTGTGGGCGATCCGGCCCGTGAATTCACCATGACGCAGTCCGCACCGCTGATGGTGCTGCCGGATCCGGATGAGTTTGTGGTGGTACAGGTGAAATAATCCGTGAGCGGGGGCGAAATGCCCCCGTGTCTTTTTTCACAGGAGGCTGAGATGGCAACAAAAGAAGAAAATCTGAATCGTCTTCGTCAACTGGCTGGCCTGCTGGGGCGCGAGGCGGATATGTCGGGGAGTGCTGCGGATATTGCTCAACGTGTGTCTGAGTGGGAAGAGGAGCTTGCTGTTTCCCCGGAGGGCATTATGCACTCTGATGAGAGCGGGGCTGATCAAAATCACACAGACGATGGTGAGCAGTTGCACAACACTGATGCTACGGATGATGTTAAAGCGGTCCGTGTGCGGAAATGCCTGCATGTGATGGGGTATTGCCCGGAGACAGGCCGTCCCGTTGAACTGACGTACCGGGGCATGCGTGTTATGGTGCCATCACCACTGGCGACAGCCATGATACAGCACGGAACGGCTGAGCATGCGTGATTTTCAGAATGCCTTTGATGCTGCCCTTGCCGGGGTGGACAGCACGATTGTTGAAGTGATGGGGCTCTGTGCGCAGTTCACCTCGGGAGCACAGCGTGGAAGCGAAGTTCAGGGGGTTTTTGACGATCCGGAGTCGCTGGGTTTTGCCGGTGGCGGGGTCCGTATTGAAGGAAGCAGCCCGTCATTATTTGTGCGGACGGATACGGTGCGTGCCGTGCGGCGTGGTGACACGCTGACCATTAACGGCGAGATGTTCTGGGTGGATCGTGTTTCTCCGGATGACGGGGGCAGCTGTTATCTCTGGCTCAACCGTGGGCAACCACCCGCTGTTAACCGGCGACGATAAACGCAGGGTGAAATTATGGCGATAAAAGGGCTTGATCAGGCGATTGATAATCTGAGCCGGGTTCGTAAAAACGCCATTCCGGCGGCTTCAGCAATGACGATTAACCGCGTGGCCACAACGGCGATTAATCAGTCTTCATCACAGGTTGCCCGGGAGACAAAGGTACGCCGGAAACTGGTAAAGGAACGGTCCAGACTGAAACGGGCGACGGTCAGAAATCCGAATGCCAGAATTATCGTTAACCGCGGTGATCTTCCAGTGATTAAGCTGGGGATCAGGATGCTGGGCCGTCGTCCGAACAGCATACTTAAAGCCGGTCAGCATCGGTATCAGCGGGCATTCATTCAGCGATTAAAAAACGGTCGCTGGCATGTCATGCAGCGTGTGGCCGGGAAAAACCGTTACCCTATTGATGTGGTGAAAATCCCGATGGCGGCCCCACTGAAACAGGCATTTGATGAGAATATTGACCGTATCCGGCGTGAACGCCTGCCTAAAGAACTGGCATACGCGCTGAAACAACAACTGAGGATTGCGATAAAACGATGAAACACACTGACATTCGTGCCGCAGTGCTGGATGCACTCGAGCAGCATGAACACGGGGCGACGCTGTTTGATGGTCGCCCCGTTGTTTTTGACGAAGAGGATTTTCCTGCGATCGCGGTTTATCTGACGGATGCAGAGTATACCGGTGAAGAGCTGGATGCAGATACCTGGCGGGCCACGCTGCATATTGAGGTGTTTTTACCGGCACAGGTACCGGATTCAGAGCTTGATCAGTGGATGGAAAGCCGGATTTACCCGGCGATGACTGCGATCCCGGCACTGGCAGGACTGATTACCACGATGGTTACGCAGGGCTATGAGTATCGTCGTGATGACGATATGGCGTTATGGAGTTCTGCAGATCTGACTTATTCCATTACATACGAGATGTGAGGACGATATGGCAACACCAAATCCCCTGGAGCCGGTAAAAGGTGCCGGTACCACTCTGTGGGTTTACAACGGCAAGGCTGATGCTTATGCAAACCCGTTGTCAGACGATGACTGGCAGCGACTGGCTAAGGTGAAGGATCTGACGCCGGGCGAGATGACGGCTGAATCCTACGATGATAACTACCTGGATGATGAAGACGCGGACTGGAGCGCGACCGGGCAGGGGCAGAAATCTGCAGGTGATACCAGTTTTACGCTAGCCTGGAAACCGGGAGAGGAAGGCCAGAAAGGGCTTATAGGCTGGTTTGAAAGCGGCGATGTCCGGGCCTATAAAATCCGTTTTCCGAATGGCACGGTGGATGTGTTTCGTGGCTGGGTCAGCAGTATCGGTAAGGCCGTGACGGCGAAAGAAGTGATCACCCGCACGGTGAAAGTCACTAACGTGGGTAAACCTTCTGTAGCGGAAGAACGCAGCAAAATTACGCCGGTCACTGCGATTAAGGTAACGCCGACAGGTACGGTTGAAAAAGGGAAAACAACCACCCTGACCGTTACTGTGGAACCGGAAAATGCAACGGATAAGACATTCAGGGCGATTTCCGCCGATCCATCAAAAGCCACCATTAGCGTGAAAGATATGACGATTACTGTGACGGGGGTTAAGGATGGAAAAGTCAGCATCCCTGTGATTTCCGGTAATGGTCAGTTTGCTGCGGTGGCTGAAATTACCGTTAATAATGTGCCGGGTGGCTAAAGAGCTGAGAGATAAGCGATGTTCCTGAAAACAGAACAATTTGAATATAACGGTGTATCCGTCACGCTTTCTGAGCTGTCTGCGCTGCAGCGTATTGAGCATCTTGCCCTCCTGAAACGGCGGGCAGAAGAGGCTGAAGCCAGCGGCAACCTGCAGGTGAGTGTGGAAGATCTTGTCAGAACCGGCGCGTTTCTGGTGGCGATGTCCCTGTGGCATAACCATCCACAGAAAACGCAGTCACCGTCAATGAATGAGGCCGTGATGAAGATAGAGCAGGAAGTGCTCACCACCTGGCCTGCCGATGCCATTGCCCGGGCGGAAGACGTGGTGTTGTGCCTGTCCGGGATGATCGAAGCTGTTCGTCCGGATACTGATATTACTGAAGTGGCGAAAAATAACACGCTGACTGATGATGATTTTTCTGCGGGAAAGTCTTCGACGGCGAGCTGAACTTTGCCCTCAGACTGGCGCGTGAGATGGGGAGACCCGACTGGCGCGCCATGCTTGCCGGGATGACATCCACCGAATATGCCGACTGGCGCCGTTTTTACCGCACGCATTATTTTCAGGATACCCAGCTGGATATGCATTTTTCCGGGCTGACGTACGCTGTACTCAGCCTGTTTTTTTGCGATCCGGATATGCATCCCTCTGATTTCAGTCTGCTTGTCCCCCGGCATGAGGAAGAGCAGGTGGAGAGGCCGGATGAGGACAAAATGCTGATGCAGAAAGCGGCAGGACTTGCCGGAGGCGTCCGGTTCGGTGGGGACGGAGGGCGCGATATTTTATCGTCTGCGGATGTGGCGGATGTCATGGTGGATGATGCCGCATTAATGATGGCTTCAGCGGGGATTCCGGGAGGTGTGAGATATGTCCCAGCCGGTTGGTGATCTTGTTATTGACCTTAGTCTGGATGCTGTCCGTTTCGATGAGCAGATGAGCCGGGTAAGGCGTCATTTTTCAGGTCTGGATACCGACGCCAGAAAAACCGCCAGTGCTGTTGAACAGGGCCTGAGCCGCCAGGCGCTGGCTGCACAAAAAGCAGGGATTTCCGTCGGGCAGTATAAAGCGGCCATGCGAACCCTGCCCGCACAGTTTACGGATATCGCCACGCAGCTTGCCGGTGGTCAGAATCCCTGGCTGATCCTGCTGCAACAGGGCGGTCAGGTGAAGGACTCCTTCGGCGGGATGATCCCCATGTTCAGGGGGCTTGCCGGTGCGATCACCCTGCCGATGGTCGGGGTCACCTCGCTGGCGGTGGCGACAGGTGCGCTGGTGTACGCCTGGTACCAGGGAGATTCCACGCTTTCAGCGTTTAATAAAACCCTGGTTCTTTCCGGTAATCAGTCCGGACTGACTGCCGATCGCATGCTGACGCTCTCCAGAGCCGGACAGGCCGCAGGGCTGACGTTTAACCAGGCGAGTGAGTCACTGGCAGCCATGGTGAATGCCGGTGTGCGTGGTGGTGAACAGTTTGATGCCATCAACCAGAGTGTCGCGCGTTTTGCTTCTGCATCCGGTGTGGAGGTGGACAAGGTTGCAGAGGCTTTCGGAAAACTGACCACTGACCCGACGTCGGGGCTGATTGCGATGGCGAAGCAGTTCCATAACGTGACGGCGGAGCAGATTGCGTATGTTGCTCAGTTGCAGCGTTCCGGCGATGAAACCGGGGCATTGCAGGCGGCGAACGAGGCCGCAACGAAAGGGTTTGATGACCAGACCCGCCGCCTGAAAGAGAACATGGGCACGCTGGAGACTTGGGCAGATAGGACAGCGCGGGCATTCAAATCCATGTGGGATGCGGTGCTGGATATTGGTCGTCCTGATACCGCTCAGGAGATGCTGATTAAGGCAGAGGCTGCGTTTAAGAAAGCGGACGACATCTGGAATCTGCGCAAGGATGATTATTTTGTTAACGATGAAGCGCGGGCGCGTTACTGGGATGATCGTGAAAAGGCCCGTCTTGCGCTTGAAGCCGCCCGAAAGAAGGCTGAGCAGCAGAGTCAACAGGACAAAAATGCGCAGCAGCAGAGCGATACCGAAGCGTCACGGCTGAAATATACCGAAGAGGCGCAGAAGGCTTACGAACGGCTGCAGACGCCGCTGGAGAAATATACCGCCCGTCAGGAAGAACTGAACAAGGCACTGAAAGACGGGAAAATCCTGCAGGCGGATTACAACACGCTGATGGCGGCGGCGAAAAAGGATTATGAAGCGACGCTGAAAAAGCCGAAACAGTCCGGCGTGAAGGTGTCTGCGGGCGATCGTCAGGAAGACAGTGCTCATGCTGCCCTGCTGACGCTTCAGGCAGAACTCCGGACGCTGGAGAAGCATGCCGGAGCGAATGAGAAAATCAGCCAGCAGCGCCGGGATTTGTGGAAGGCGGAGAGTCAGTTCGCGGTACTGGAGGAGGCGGCGCAACGTCGCCAGCTGTCTGCACAGGAGAAATCCCTGCTGGCGCATAAAGATGAGACGCTGGAGTACAAACGCCAGCTGGCTGCACTTGGCGACAAGGTTACGTATCAGGAGCGCCTGAACGCGCTGGCGCAGCAGGCGGATAAATTCGCACAGCAGCAACGGGCAAAACGGGCCGCCATTGATGCGAAAAGCCGGGGGCTGACTGACCGGCAGGCAGAACGGGAAGCCACGGAACAGCGCCTGAAGGAACAGTATGGCGATAATCCGCTGGCGCTGAATAACGTCATGTCAGAGCAGAAAAAGACCTGGGCGGCTGAAGACCTGCTTCGCGGGAACTGGATGGCAGGCCTCAGGTCCGGCTGGAGTGAGTGGGAAGAGAGTGCCACGGACAGTATGTCGCAGGTAAAAAGTGCTGCCACGCAGACCTTTGATGGTATTGCACAGAATATGGCGGCGATGCTGACCGGCAGTGAGCAGAACTGGCGCAGCTTCACCCGCTCCGTGCTGTCCATGATGACAGAAATTCTGCTTAAGCAGGCAATGGTGGGGATTGTCGGGAGTATCGGCAGCGCTATTGGCGGGGCTGTTGGTGGCGGCGCATCCGCGTCAGGCGGTACAGCCATTCAGGCAGCTGCGGCGAAATTCCATTTTGCGACCGGAGGATTTACGGGAACCGGCGGCAAATATGAACCTGCGGGGATTGTTCATCGCGGGGAGTTTGTCTTCACGAAGGAGGCGACCAGCCGGATTGGTGTCGGCAATCTGTACCGCCTGATGCGGGGCTATGCGGAAGGTGGTTATGTCGGCGGTGCCGGAAGTCCGGCGCAGATGCGGCGGGCGGAAGGCATTAATTTTAATCAGAACAATCACGTGGTGATTCAGAACGACGGCCCCAACGGGCGGGCAGGGCCGCAGCTGATGAAAGCGGTGTATGAGATGGCCCGCAAGGGGGCACAGGATGAACTCCGGCTGCAGTTGCGTGATGGCGGTATGTTATCAGGGAGCGGTGGATGAAAACCTTTCGCTGGAAAGTGAAGCCGGATATGGAGGTGAACTCGCAGCCATCGGTGCGTGAAGTGCGTTTTGGTTACGGGTACTCACAGCGTATGGCGGCAGGGCTGAATGCTGACCTGAAAACATACAGGGTGACGCTTTCCGTGACCCGGGAGGAGGCCCGGCATCTGGAAGCGTTCCTGGCAGAGCACGGTGGCTGGAAGGCATTTTTGTGGAAGCCACCCTATGCATACCGGCAGATAAAGGTGACCTGTGCCGGGTGGTCTGCGCGGGTCGGGATGTTGCGCGTTGAGTTCAGCGCGGAGTTTAAGCAGGTGGTGAACTGATGCAGGATATTCGCGAAGAAAGTCTGAACGAGTCGGTTAAGTCAGAGCAGTCACCGCGGGTGGTACTCTGGGAAATCGACCTGACGGTGCAGGGCGGTGAGCGGTATTTTTTCTGCAATGAGCTGAATGAAAAAGGGGAGCCGGTGACCTGGCAGGGGCGTGAATATCAGGCGTACCCGATTGAGGGGAGTGGCTTTGAGATGAACGGGAAGGGCAGCAGTGCCAGACCATCGCTGACGGTGTCCAATCTGTTTGGTCTGGTCACCGGGATGGCGGAAGACCTGCAGAGTCTGGTGGGGGCCACGGTGGTCCGCCGCCGGGTGTATGCCCGTTTTCTGGATGCGGTGAATTTCGTTGCGGGCAATCCGGAGGCGGACCCGGAGCAGGAGCTGAGTGACCGCTGGGTGGTGGAGCAGATGTCGCAGCTGACAGCCATGACGGCCTCGTTTGTGCTGGCCACACCGACCGAGACGGACGGGGCGCTGTTTCCCGGTCGTATCATGCTGGCGAACACCTGTATGTGGACCTACCGCTCTGATGAGTGTGGTTACACGGGCGGGGCTGTGGCGGATGAGTTCGATAAACCCACCACGGATATCCGTAAGGACAGATGCAGCAAGTGCATGCGCGGGTGTGAACTGCGCAGGAATGTCGGCAATTTTGGCGGTTTCCTTTCCATTAATAAACTTTCGCAGTAAATCCCGGTTTATGACACAGACTGAATCAGCGATTCTGGCGCATGCCCGGCGGTGTGCGCCTGCGGAGTCGTGCGGCTTCGTGATAAGCACGCCGGAGGGGGAGCGGTATATCCCTTGTGTGAATATTTCCGCAGAGCCGGAGGCGTATTTTCGTATCGCACCGGAAGACTGGCTGCGGGCAGAGATGCAGGGGGAGATTGTGGCACTGGTCCACAGTCATCCCGGTGGGCTGCCCTGGCTGAGCGAGGCTGACCGGCGGCTGCAGATAAAAAGCGCACTGCCCTGGTGGCTGGTCTGCCGGGGTGACATTCACAAATTCCGCTGCGTGCCGCACCTGACGGGACGGCGCTTTGAGCACGGGGTGACGGACTGTTACACCCTGTTCCGGGATGCATACCATCTGGCGGGGACTGAGATGCCGGATTTTCATCGCGAGGATGACTGGTGGCGTCACGGTCAGAATCTCTATCTGGATAATCTGGAGGCCACAGGGCTGTATCAGGTGCCGTTGTCAGCGGCGCAGCCGGGCGATGTGCTGCTGTGCTGTTTTGGTTCATCGGTGCCGAATCATGCCGCCATTTACTGTGGTGACGGCGAGCTGCTGCACCATATTCCTGAACAACTGAGTAAACGGGAGAGGTATTCCGAAAAATGGCAACGACGAACGCATTCTGTCTGGCGTCACCGCCACTGGCACGCATCTGCCTTCACGGGGATTTGCAACGATTTGGCCGCCGCCTCAGCCTGTATGTGAACACGGCAGCGGAAGCCATTCGCGCCCTGTCGTTACAGGTGCCGGGCTTTCGCCGTCAGATGAACGAAGGCTGGTACCAGATACGTATTGCCGGTGATGACACGGCACCGGAGGCGGTGTACGCCCGTCTTCACGAACAGCTGGGTGAGGGAACGGTCATCCACATTGTGCCGCGACTGGCCGGGGCCGGAAAGGGTGGACTGCAGATTGTGCTGGGGGCGGCAGCCATCGTGGGCTCTTTCTTCACGGCCGGTGCCTCGATGGCGTTATGGGGTACAGCCCTGAGTGCCGGCGGTTTTTCTGCCACCACGATGCTGTTTTCACTGGGGGCCAGCATGATACTGGGCGGTGTGGCCCAGATGCTGGCCCCGAAGGCAAAAACACCGGATTACCGCGCAACGGATAACGGCAGACAGAACACGTACTTTTCCTCACTGGATAACATGATTGCCCAGGGGAACCCGATGCCGGTGCCTTACGGGGAAATGCTGGTTGGCTCCCGCCGTATATCCCAGGACATCAGCACCCGTGATGAAGGCGGGGGCGGAAAGGTCGTGGTTATCGGGCGGCAGGGGTAAAAAGAATAAAAAAATCCCGCAGTGATCGCGGACAGGAACTGCGGGAGAGTTACGAAGATTAAGTGTAAGGAATTATTCTTATATCACGACAAAAAAATTAACGCAGAGAAATTATACGCGCCACAGTCAGTTTGTGAAAATGTGAAGATATTCAGAATTTTTATGCCATTACCGGTTTTAACCAACAGGATTATCGGTGGGCATGAAAGAAAACCCCGGTATCTGCTGATACCGGGGTTTCTCTTTAGCATGGCAGAAATGTGTTTCATGCTTTTCGGGCGAAGGATATCCGACTTCTGTACGGAATGGCAAGTGGCGGTTAATTTATTCAGGGGAAGGCTGTATGGGAAAAGGTGGCGGTAAGGCACACACGCCTCGTGAGGCGAAGGATAATCTCAAATCCACGCAGATGATGAGTGTGATTGATGCGATTGGTGAGGGACCGATAGAAGGTCCGGTGAAGGGACTGCAGAGTATTCTGGTGAACAAAACCCCGCTGACGGACACGGACGGTAATCCCGTGATACACGGTGTGACTGCGGTCTGGCGTGCCGGGGAGCAGGAGCAGACACCACCGGAAGGCTTTGAGTCCTCCGGAGCTGAAACCGGACTGGGCGTGGAAGTGACGAAGGCAAAACCGGTGACGCGCACCATTACGTCCGCGAACATTGACCGCCTGCGGGTTACCTTCGGGGTGCAGTCACTGGTGCAGACCACGTCAAAGGGCGACCGTAATCCTTCCTCTGTCCGGATTCTGATTCAGTTACAGCGTAATGGCCGCTGGGTGACGGAAAAGGATGTCACCATTAACGGCAAGACCACCTCGCAGTTCCTGGCCTCGGTGATTCTGGATAATCTGCCTCCCCGGCCCTTTAACATCCGGATGGTCAGGGAGACGGCGGACAGCACCACGGACCAGCTGCAGAATAAGACGCTGTGGTCGTCATACACCGAAATCATCGATGTGAAACAGTGCTACCCGAACACGGCCATTGTGGGGCTGCAGGTGGATGCGGAGCAGTTCGGCGGCCAGCAGATGACGGTGAACTACCATATCCGCGGTCGCATCATCCAGGTGCCGTCAAACTATGACCCGGAAAAACGCACGTACAGTGGTATCTGGGACGGCAGCCTGAAACCGGCATACAGCAACAACCCGGCCTGGTGTCTGTGGGACATGCTGACTCACCCGCGCTACGGCATGGGAAAACGTCTGGGGGCGGCGGATGTGGACAAGTGGGCGCTGTATGCCATCGGGCAGTACTGCGACCAGACGGTCCCGGATGGTTTCGGGGGGACCGAGCCGCGGATGACCTTTAATGCGTACCTGGCACAACAGCGTAAGGCGTGGGACGTTCTCAGTGATTTCTGCTCTGCGATGCGCTGTATGCCGGTATGGAACGGTCAGACGCTGACGTTCGTTCAGGACCGCCCGTCGGATGTGGTGTGGCCGTACACCAGCAGCGATGTGGTGGTGGATGATAACGGCGTGGGTTTCCGCTACAGCTTCAGTGCCCTGAAGGACCGGCACACGGCGGTGGAGGTGAATTACACCGACCCGCAGAACGGCTGGCAGACCTCCACGGAACTGGTGGAAGACCCGGAAGCCATACTGCGCTACGGACGCAACCTGCTGAAGATGGACGCGTTCGGCTGTACCAGCCGCGGTCAGGCCCACCGTGCCGGGCTGTGGGTGATAAAGACCGAACTGCTGGAAACGCAGACGGTGGATTTCACGCTCGGGTCACAGGGGCTGCGTCACACACCCGGTGACATCATTGAAATCTGTGATAACGACTATGCCGGGACCATGACCGGCGGACGTGTCCTGTCCATCGATGCCGCCAGCCGTACCCTGACGCTGGACCGGGAGGTGACACTGCCGGAGACCGGCACGGCCACTGTTAATCTGATTAACGGCAGCGGTAAGCCGGCGAGCGTGGCCATCACCGCACACCCCGCGCCTGACCGGATACAGGTCAGCACCCTGCCGGATGGTGTGGAGACATACGGTGTGTGGGGACTCTCCCTGCCGTCACTGCGTCGTCGCCTGTTCCGCTGTGTCTCCATCCGGGAAAACACGGACGGCACCTTTGCCATCACGGCGGTGCAGCACGTACCTGAAAAAGAAGCCATCGTGGATAACGGGGCCCGCTTTGAGCCGCAGTCAGGCACCCTGAACAGCGTTATCCCACCGGCAGTGCAGCACCTGACGGTGGAGGTGAGCGCAGCTGACGGCCAGTATCTGGCGCAGGCTAAATGGGACACGCCGCGGGTGGTGAAGGGCGTGCGCTTCAGTCTGCGCCTGACCAGTGGTAAGGGAACGGATGCCAGACTGGTGACCACCGCCATCACCGCAGACACGGAGCACCGTTTCAGCGGCCTGCCACTGGGGGAATACACCCTGACGGTGCGGGCCATTAACAGCTACGGCCAGCAGGGCGAACCTGCGACCACCACCTTCCGGATTAACGCGCCTGCAAAACCCGCCACCATTGAGCTGACGCCGGGGTATTTTCAGATAACGGCGGTACCGGTGCTGGCGGTGTATGACCCGACGGTGCAGTTTGAATTCTGGTTCTCAGAAAAACGCATCACGAACACGGCACAGGTGGAAAAATCTGCCCGTTATCTGGGGACCGGCAGTCAGTGGACTGTCCAGGGCGATCGGATTAAGCCGGGGATGGATTTCTGGTTTTATGTGCGCAGTGTCAACCTGGTGGGCAAGTCTGCATTTGTGGAAGCCAGCGGGCAGGCCAGCAATGATGCAAAAGGGTATCTGGAATTTTTCCGTGGTCTGATAGATGAGACGCTGCTGGGGCAGGCACTGAAAAAGCGCATTGATGCGTCAGCCCTGCGATCGGATGTCACTCAACTGGAAGAGAATATCGGACAACTGGAAGAAGACATCCGTCAGCGGATGGACACGGATATTGCGGAAGTGACCCGGAAAATCGGGGAGGCGGAAAACAGCCTCACGCAGCTGGTTGCGAAAAAGAATGAGGATCAGACGCTGGCCATCGCGCAGGTGAGTCAGAAAGTGGACCGTGTCAGCAGTGAAATCTCACAGACGGTCAGTCAGAGCAGTGAGGAAAATACCCGACAGATAGCACAGGTCCGCCAGTACGTGGACAAAAAGCAAAGTGAAATCAAGCAGACAGTCAGCCAGGGCCAGTCAGAAAACGCCCGGCAGATAGCACAGGTCCGTCAGTACGTGGATGAAAAAGGGAGTGAAATTGCCTCGACCACGGATAAAAAACTGGGTGACCAGGCCGTGACCATACAGCAAATCCAGCGGGTTCAGTCAGACACGCGCGATAATCTGAATGCCATGTATATGCTGAAGGTGCAGAAAACGAAGAAGGGTATTCCGTATGTGGCCGGGATTGGCGCGGGGATCGAGGATGTCGATGGTCAGACGCTGAGTAACATTCTGCTGCAGGCCGATCGCATTGCGATGATTACTCCGGAGAACGGTAACACCACGCCGTTATTTGTGGCGCAGGGGAATCAGCTGTTCATGAACGACGTGTTCCTGAAGCGACTGTTTGCGGTGAGCATCACGTCATCCGGCAATCCTCCGACGTTTTCCCTGACGCCGGATGGCAGGCTGACAGCCCGCAATGCGGATATCAGTGGAGCCATCACGGCGAATACCGGCACGCTCAATAATGTCACCATTAACGAGAACTGTGTCATCAGAGGGAAACTGTCTGCAAACCAGATTGAAGGCGATCTCGTTAAAACAGTGGGTAAGGCTTTCCCCCGTGACTCCCGTGCACCGGAGCGTTGGCCATCAGGAACCATTACCGTCAGGGTTTATGACGATCAGCCGTTTAACCGGCAGATTGTTATTCCGGCGGTGGCTTTCAGCGGTGCCAGACATGAGCGGGAGAACAGCGATACTTATTCGTCATGCCGCCTGATAGTGAAGAAAAACGGTGCTGAAATTTATAACCGTACCGCGATGGATAATACGCTGGTTTACAGTGGTGTTATTGATATGCCTGCTGGTCGCGGCCACATGACGCTGGAGTTTTCTGTATCAGCATGGTGGGTAAATGGCTGGTATCCCACAGCAAGTATCAGCGATTTGCTGGTTGTTGTGATGAAGAAAGCCACTGCAGGCATCACGATTAGCTGAATTTTATAACCCCAATACGGGCGCCAGAAATGGCGCCTTTTTTATTGCAGAAAAGCGAGAGGTAATTATGCGTAAATTATGTGCTGTTATTCTGTCCGCAGTAGTCTGGCTGGTTGCCGCTGGTACGCCAGCGAGCGCAGCAGAGCATCAGTCCACACTAAGCGCCGGGTATCTTCAGACCCACACTGATATGCCAGGAAGCGATAATCTGAACGGGATTAACGTGAAATACCGTTATGAATTTACGGACACGCTGGGGCTGATTACGTCTTTCAGTTATGCCGACGCAGAAGATGAACAAAAAACGCATTACAGCGATACCCGCTGGCATGAAGATTCCGTGCGTAACCGCTGGTTCAGCGTAATGGCGGGGCCGTCTGTGTGCGTGAATGAATGGTTCAGCGCGTATGCGATGGCGGGTGTGGCTTACAGCCGTGTGTCGACTTTCTCCGGGGATTATCTCCGCGTAACTGACAACAAGGGGAAAACGCACGACGTGCTGACCGGAAGTGATGACGGTCGCCACAGCAATACCTCTCTGGCGTGGGGGGCTGGCGTGCAGTTTAACCCGACCGAATCCGTGACCATTGACCTTGCTTATGAAGGTTCCGGTAGTGGCGACTGGCGAACGGATGCATTTATTGTTGGTATCGGATACCGTTTCTGACAACAGACGCCGATTTATCTTCTGTAAATATTGTTATGATACGCAGGTTCATCCGCCTTATGGGGTGAACTGCGTTTGAGGAAACGTAAAGTTACACTGTCCTGAAGCCCGTGGCGTCACTGCTGCGGGCTTTTTTTATTGGTGGAAAAGTATGACAGTAAAAATTTCTGGCGTGCTTAAAGATGGCACAGGAAAACCAGTACAGAACTGCACCATTGTGCTGAAGGCCAGACGGACCAGCAGCACGGTGGTGGTGAACACGGTGGCCTCTGAAAATCCGGATGAAGCCGGGCGTTACAGCATGGATGTTGAGTATGGCCAGTACAGCGTCACCCTGCTGGTTGAAGGTTTTCCACCTTCACATGCCGGGACCATTACCGTCTATGAAGGTTCCAGACCAGGTACGCTGAATGATTTTCTCGGTGCCATGACGGAGGATGATGCCCGTCCGGAGGCACTGCGCCGTTTTGAGCTGATGGTGAATGAAGTGGCACGTCATGCCGGAGCGTCATCACAGAGTGCAGCGGCGGCAAAGAAATCCGAAACGGCAGCAGCCTCATCGAAGAATGCAGCGAAAACCTCAGAAACGAATGCAGCTAACAGCGCACAAGCGGCAGCGGCCTCGCAGACTGCATCGGCAAACTCCGCGACAGCAGCCAAAAAATCAGAAACCAACGCGAAAAATAGCGAGACAGCCACAAAGGCCAGCGAAAAAAACGCAAAATCCAGCCAGACGGCAGCGAAAACCAGTGAGACGAATGCCAAAGACAGTGAAGCCAACGCAAAGGTGAGCGAAACAGCGGCGGCGAACTCGGCGAAAGCATCGGCAGCAAGCCAGACGGCAGCAAAAGCAAGTGAAGATGCTGCCAGAGAATACGCAAACCAGACAGCAGAGCCGTACAGATATGTTTTACAGCCGCTGCCGGATGTGTGGATACCCTTTAATGATTCGCTGGATATGATTACGGGCTATTCTCCGGGTTATAAAAAAGTGAAGATTGGTGATAATGTGGTTCAGGTTGCCAGTGATAAACAGGTTAATTTCAGTCGCGCATCAACGGCAACATATATCAACAAATCTGGCGAACTGAAAACGGCGGAAATTAATGAGCCACGATTTGAGTGTGATGGCCTGCTTATTGAGGGGCAAAGAACGAACTTCTTCCCGAACAGTACAGACCCTTCGAAGTGGAATAAGTCAACTTCACTGGACGTTACAGAAACAGGCACAGATAGTTTCGGGTTTAATTATGGCCGGTTTGTCGTACAGGATTCGATTGTTGGTACAAGTAAAGCGCATACCATTATCGGACTGTATTCGAGTACCGGAGGGGTTGATACTTCAGGGGACGAAAAGCATGTAACTATATCCTGTCGGGTAAAAAGTGAAGTTGATAATATCGCCGTTCGTATTTTATTTGAACATTATGATGGGGAGGTAAGGACATCAATAGGAGCAGCAAACCTGAACCTTACCACCCGCATAATTAGCAAGACAGGTCAGACAAGCCGTGTTACAGCAAGGTCTGTTAAGGATGATGCAACTGGCTGGATATTTTTTGAGGCTACATTAAAAGCAGATACAACAGAAAATACGGTTGGTGGTTTTGTCCAGTATTCTCCGGATACAGGGCAGATGGTTGCATCAGGGGATTATCTCGATGTAACCACTCCACAGATTGAGGCTGGTACAGGCGCATCATCTTTTATTGTTACGGGGACGGCACCGGTAACGCGGGCAAGCGATATGGTTACAGTTCCGATTAAGAATAATCTTTATAATCTTCCTTTTACGGTTCTTTGTGAGGTACATAAGAACTGGTATAAAACGCCAAATGCAGCACCGCGTGTTTTTGACACATACCGGCATCAGGCAGATGCGGGGATCGTAATGGGGTTTGGTTCATCAGGTGGGTACGACGGTTTTCCGTATTGTGATATAGGTGGTTCAAGCCGACGAATAAATGAAAATGCCGGGCTGGAAAAAATGCTTATTGGTATGCGGGTAAAGTCCGAACGGTCCACATGTGTAGTCAGTAACGGTAAGTTAAGCAGCGAAACTAAAACCAAATGGGAATATATCCGGAGTACAGCAACCATTCGCATTGGTGGACAAACTACAGCAGGATTACGCCATTTATTTGGGCATGTGAGGAATTTTCGTCTCTGGCATAAAGAGCTAACAGATGCGCAGCTTGGGGAGGTTGTGGAGTGAGAGATTTCACGTTGCGTTTCAGTGATAAAGCAGATTTCAGGGCATTTCTCAGGAAACTTAACTGGGAAGAGGACGAAGAGCTGCAGAATGCCGTTCTGGTTGATGAGATTGGTTTTACGTTCAGTGAGTCAGGTGTTTCTGCTGACGGGGAGCCTGAATACACGCGAGACGAAGGGCACTTTGTTAATATTCGTCTTCTTGACGATGGCTTTGATGAATCCGTGTTCCGTGAGTGGGTGGTTACACCAGAGCGCCCGCTCAGGGAGTGGTTTTAAGGGGAGCAGATGGATATCACGCCGATACTTCATGCAATTTGTGCTGTGGCGGTACAGGGGCTGGTTGGGTGCATTACCGGTGACTGGGCTTATGGTGCAGCCATTGCCTGTACGTTTTTTGTTGCCCGCGAATATACCCAGGCAGAATATCGCTGGATTAAGCGTTTTGGTGATGGTCACCGACATAAGATGCCGTGGTGGGGCGGTTTTGATCCGCACGCGTGGGATGTGGCAAGCCTGATGGATTTTGTGGTGCCGGTGGTGGCCTGTGCGGGATTGTATGGCTGTATGCTGATTTTTAGCTGAAAAAAAGGGAGCGCTCAGGCTCCCCAATCGGAAGAAATCGCTTGAAACGACAAGCTTGTTGTTACGCCCTCTAAGAATGTTATATAAAACATGCCATTGCCGTGATTATGATCGCGTTTAATAAAGAGGGGGTAGCCCATATTTTGCACGAGCGCGGTTGCATGCTTCATTCACGATGCCGTGTTCTCCGGACATCGGAAATTCTCTGCAGGTGGATGAGCGATGTTCATAAATGCTGCAGTAGGCATTGACTCCCGGTTGGCCGATCAGGGCCACACAGCGAGGATTTTTCTGGTTAGTGCCCTGCATGCATTGATGGTAGGGAGAGATTTGTTCTGTCATCGTTACGGGGATGGTGCCGCCAGCATCATCTGTTTCAACCCAGTAAAAAGAGACGCGGAAAAATGCACAACAGGCACCACACGTCATACATGGATTAGGATTGTTCATACTTTTATTGCTTTAGCATCAATGAGTTATTATTACAGATGTAACTGCAGAATTATGAATGGCATTCTGATATTTCTTTTATCATTTTGTTTACTTTTTATTTACTTTTGTAACTTGAAAAAGTGCTGTCTATGGTCAATTAATTATAATGCAATCTATGAATTGCAATCCCATAATTACTTTTAATGGTGACTACTATGACTAAATGTTCAAACCTTAGACAGCAGATTATGGATGATGTACAAAGAAGATATGGAGAATATCTTGATAAGGATAAAGTATCTTGTATTACAAGCAAGATAGCTGCGGCAGAAAATAAATACCCAGCAAAAACTACATTAGCTAGTGCAATATTTTATATAAAAGTAGACACTCAGATCACCAGTGAAGGTGGAAAACATTTTTCGGGAAATGCAGGAGGATTATCATCTCCAGGTGGTGGTGTGCTGTTTGGTGACTTATATACAGATGATTTGGATGATCTGTATACAAATACGGTTAGCTTCCAGATAACAATGACCCCTGTATTTTGTAGTGTATTGTTTTTTGATTCTGCATCAAATCTTTTGGGGCATTTCGAGGGAGGTGGTGTGTCAACAGTATCGGGTGTTGCAGGTGGCACAGGCTCGTGGTCCTGA